TCTCCAGCTGTCACCATCGAGATAACCTCCACTCCATCCTGCAAGAACTTTATAGAAATCTTCATCGACTTTTACTACTACCCAATTGTCTGGTATGTTATTCATTATATTATTTTGTTCTCCATAATAGAAAGCGAAGCGTGAATATCCCTAAATTGCGGGCATTTCGGGCAAGCTATCCCTTCCTGGTTTACGTCTAAATACAGCCTTTTTCCTTCCCATCCGCAACGATGGCAGCGAATCATATCTTGACCGACAGGCTTGCATTGCACGTAGCCTGGAGGTTCAGTATATGGTTCTTTTTTCATATATTCTTATTTTACCGTAAGGTAATATACACCTGGTTTATCCTCATCCGCTTTAATTTTTGTAACAGTTAAGCCTTCTAGGTCTTTATGCATATTACCAAGCATTGTGCCAATAGAGATAAATGGTCCACCACTTGGGTCAACTGAGTATAGGCTACCATCAGCATCTCTTGAGCCACCAACATGCCCATCATCTTCAAAGGAATACTCAACGCAATTCATACCTAAGATAGTGAATTTTCTTTCATCACCATATCGACTTTTAACTACAATCGATTCATCTTCATTCGGTTCATATTCTTCAAGGCAGTCATCTTGATGCTCAGCTCCACCAGGATAAAGATGCTCGGTCGCTTCTTGACCTTTATCATAAAAGCACTCACCTATAGCATCTGGATGATAGCCAGCGGCAATGCACAAAGCATACAACTTCTCAGTCAGTTCGCGCAAATCCAATGAATCATATTTACTTTCATAAGTAAACTTTTCTTCGTGATGTTCCAATGTAATTTTCATAATGTAATTATATAATGGTTTAATTCTTTTGTCAAGAACTTAATTTATTCAATTCCTTCTGCAATACTCTTGCATTACTTAACCAGCACGCTCGATCATCTGCTAATGATTGAATCCGTGCACATAATGCATGATCATCAGTCTTATAGACCGCTTCATCACCATATGCATCTTTCCAAACTTGGTTTATCTTATCGATTATTGCTTCCGACATAATTTAATTATACAATTGTTCCTTTCGTCATTCCAGAACCCATTTCACCCGATTCAAGTAGTGTTTCAATGATTTCATCATATAGAGCATCATCATTTATGATTTCACCTATATTATATGGCTTTGATGTATCATATTCATATAAAGAAACATCTCCTCCATTATCATCTTCATCAGAAAGGACAATATATTTCTCATCTTTATATTCTACAGCCACATTCCAACAAGTTCGTTGATATGTGATCTGCGCATCTTGTATTACTTTTATATCCATAATTTTTATACCCACATAAAGTGTTTATTAACTACAATCCAAGTCATATAACGTTTATCTAACTTTCTAAGCTCTGTTTCTAAGCGATTCACTTCACCATACATTTCTTCATAACTTCCAGATGTTATATTACTAGACTCTGGATAAGCTTCATCAATCTGTTTTTCAAGATTGTCTCGACCATTCTTCGCATACTCATAACACTTCTTTAGTTCTTTAGCGAACTTTTTATGTTCTGGGTCAGAATCCCAATCAATACGTTCGAAACACTTTTCTTCATCAACATAATGAATAACGCAACCAAAGAGAAACTTTGGAATGAGTTCAACTTTATCACACCAATGATTATATTCAATGTGATTTTTAATCCATCGCTGTCGAGGCTTAAAGAAAAGACCCACTTTATCTAAAAGGGTTTCACGATATCTTGGAAAAATCCAATCATAAAGATTGCCGATATAGCTGATTGGTTTCGGAGCAAAGCATAATAGCCAATCTCTGATGCCCCAAAGTTTAATTTGTTCTATTGTGTGTTTCATAATCTTATAATACTATTGTGACAAGTGAGACGATTGCTAAACCACAAACAGCTCCTGCTATTGGGTTGCCTAATCCATAACCGATACATCCACAAAGTGTGATGAAGCATAAGACTTTAATATTTTGTTGTAAGAGTTTCATAGTATTATTGTCTAGTTACAGTTCTTCTATTGCATTTAGCATTCGCTCTTTAGCGATTGATTTTGCCTTATTGTATGCAACGAAAGAATCAATAGATTTTTCTTCATAAGACTTCTCACTCTGTATGCGAAAAGTCATTGCTTCAAGTATTAGTTTTAGTGCTTCTTCCATAGTTTTATCATTATTATAGTATAACTATATCACACTTATTCTCTTCTGTAAAGAAAAAACATCTCCACCGCGATTATATCTCGCTTTCTATGTGGTTAATAATGTTCGATTGTGGATTTCTTACCAGCTGCTTTCTTGATTCCTTTTAAGACATCATTCCATTCAGTTCCTGCTCGTTTAATTGTTCCAACCGAACCTTCATATGATAATCCAGGTGCACATACACCTCGTTTAACTGTGCCGCCATCTCCACATGGGCATGGCTTTCCAACAGGTTCATCTCGGTTAGCGATAGAATGGGATTCCTCCCATACTTTGTCGCATTTATCGCAATAGTAATCGTATGTCATAATGTCTTATTTATGTATTTTAAACCAATGTGGTGTTTCTCGATTCTTCCAAGTCATTGAGAATCTCTTTTGTTTTGTTTGATAGAATTCTTGATATGAACCAACGGGATCATCATAATCCATACATTCGGGGTTCGACCCCATTGCAAGAGCAAAGGGCGTCATATAGGATTTCTTAATATTCTTTGGTATATCTTTTAGAACATCAAGGAGCTTTGTTTCTGATATGTGAATCTTTCCATATCGATAGGTGTATTCTTTACATAGACACTTGAATAATTGATAGTGCCACTTATAATTCATATGTGATTCCATCGTCCATAGTGTAGATGGATGTTTCATGTGAACAGCTTTATATAAAGTATCTTCTCTTTCATCTGATAATTCCCAATATCGTGACATTGTTTTACCAGAAACTGAAGGTCGCCTTGATTCTTCGCCATCGAGTATACGATGAGCTGTTGAAAGCATTTGTGCTGATTCAAGAATCATTTTGACCACATGCTTATCGCAATGCCATTTAGCGGCAACTTCTGGTACAGGAGATAAGGCAAAGATATTCATAGTATATACTATATACTTTATTTAAGATTTGTCAAATTTTTTAATATCTTCTTTATAGTGTCTTTCATCGATTGCTGCGATCTTTTTATTGAGTAATAAGATTTCTCTTTTAAGATCATCAATGATTCTTCTCAATTCGTATTCCTTCATTTTACCAGTGTAGGAAATACAGATTTTACAAGACTTTCAGATACACGAGAGAATAATTTTTCTATCTTCTTATCCTTTGCTCTACAGATGATATTAGCATCTTCTTCTGATACACTTTCCAAGATAGAAATGAAATTAGATTCTTTCTTTAGTTTTGACATAGAACTATTGACTACACAATATCCAATTCTCTTGATTGTCTTATCCAATTGACCTGCAGGCGCTTCATTCACGGCGAATGGTGGCTTCCCTTTTGGAAGGTCGAGCTTGATTCCACTGTCATAGTTTAATTGTAATACAGTTCGAAGTGAAAAAGAATCATTTTGCTTCAAGATTTCTATCCGCTCTGCTCTAGTCTTCGCTTCCTGTATACTTGTGAATATTTCATTGAGGGTTTTTTGTTCTTTACTCATAATTTTATTTATTTTGGAAATCCTGCACGGCTTCAATTAGCATATTACATCTCTTTGCGACAAGATATGTCAGAATATCCTTGTTTCTTTTATTTGATTGTGATTCATATTCTTCAACGATCTGATTTGTGATCTCCTTTGGAATAAATGACAAGTCGATTACCTTCTGATTACGTTGAAAGTTTCTTAGGGTTTCTTGATCCATAACAGATTCAAGATTATCTTTGTTCTCGTACCATTCTTGAATCTTCTTAGCTCGCATTGGCTTTTGACGAAGCCCATCAACGAATGTATTATCGGGGCTTAGAATATTTGGCACACCATCGCTGGAATCACCCTTGCAAGTATGTTCGAATCGATAGTATAATGGATCATCAACTGTGATCAAATCTCTTTTCATAGGGCTGAACTGTTTTACATTGCTGTACCTATGTAATTGAAGGAAATCTTTATCAGCAGATACGATCATCACAGGCTCATCCTTACCGAACTCTTGTGTTCCATCTGATAGAACGGCGATGACATCATCTGCTTCTGCTCCTTGTATACATACAACTGGATAAGGTAGATATTCCTTGAGTTCATCTCTCACGAGATTAATTAGACGAAAGAATTCGCCCCAATCGAGTGGTGATTCCTCACGATTCTTTTTACGACCTGCTTTGTAATTCTCATAAACAGTTTTTCGCCATGAACCACCATCACATGCAATAACCGTCTGGCCATATTCCTCTCGGAATTTTAGATTATACATACGAATTCGATTGAGAATCATATGTCGAATAAGACCTTCTTCAATTTCTTGAGGTCGATCTTGTGAGAAGATTGCCGCGATGGCAATCGCCGAGTAGTCTATAATTGTCATGATGTAATTTTTGTGATATTTCTATTATTTTGAATCAGATGCTGATTATATCACTCAATGTATCATATGTCAAATCTTTTATTGTTCTTTAATCCACATATTCTTCAAATGATTTCGATGAATTTTTCCACCAACAAAACCATTCAAATATTCATCAGGTTTCAATAGAACATCTCTCACAATTTGCTCGCGCATTTCAATATAGCTCATTTCTCCTTTACTCTTACATAGATGTAATATCTCTCGTTCAAAATGATCTAAACCATTCTCTTCAACAAGAGCTTTGACAGTCTCACTTGAACCACAATAAGTTTTCCAGTCGGACTCTTTTAATGATCTGCGCTTTCTCTTCTTGCCTTTAAGAGGTGGCTTTGTGACCTTAGAAAAGAAGTTCTTCTTCCCAATATATTTCATTCCCGTTACTTTATCAGTTACAATATAGACAAAGCCTATATCGTCTCCGATCATTTCAGTCGTGAATTCCTCACCTTTATAACTCCACATGGAGTTATTTATTCATTATTATATTAACAATAATCTTGAATATTAACACACCCCATGTTAATGTTATCACTCTTCATAATCTAATTCTTCATCTTCAAGGTCTTCATATGGACCTATGTCTGAAGAACCACAGAATGGACAGTATTCTGGTTCAAGTTGTTCATCGACCTCGTCTAATTCTATTGTGAATTTTGTGTAACATTCATCACAAAAATATGTATTTCTGATTAACATTATGCTTCGCAGGAACTGCAGTTTAGTAGATTGCGGGATAATTCCTGTGAAGGATTGGTGCCGCGGTGATAGTAAAGTGTCTTCACTCCTTGCTCCCAAGCAAAGATGAGTAATTGATTTACTTCTTTGACTGGGGTTTTCGGGTGAATCATTAGATTGATTGATTGTGCCTGATCAATATTTCTTTGTCGAATAGATGCTTGTATTATAATCTCTTTCTGAGCGATCTCTCCAAAGGTCTTGAATACACCTTTCTCTTCATCAGTTAAGAATTCAAGGTGCTGAACCGAACCACCATTTGTAAGAATAGATTTCCAAATATTTCTATTATTTTTATTATGAGATTCAAGTGTCTTTTCAAGATAAGGGTTCTTATATGTGAACTTACCCTTTGCCAAGTCTTTTACAAAGTAGTTAGAATTCAATGGTTCAACACTGGGTGATACTTGACCTAGGATAAACGAACTTGATGTGGTAGGCGCAATAGCCAGAGTGGTTACATTCCTGCGACCATATCCTTTTAATAATTCGGGTTCGCCATATTTTTCTGCTAGAACTTTAGAAGCCATATGGGATTCTTGTTTCATATAAGAAGAGATTTGTCCAGTCAAAGTCTTCGCTTCGAAACTTTCAAATGGAATCATCTTTGATTGCAGATAAGAATGCCATCCAAGAACTCCTATACCTAGTGCTCTTTGATTCTCTGCAAATTTACGTGGCGCATCCATATATGGCATATCTTCTGTTTTATGAATGAATTCCGACATCACAGCATCAAGGAAGAATGTTAATACCTCAACGGCATCAGTACCTTTCCATTCATCATAATGAAGAAGATTCATTGATGAAAGATTACATACAAATGATTCATCATTACTTGATGATAGTGCAATCTCTGAACAAAGATTAGAAGCATGTATCTTCATCTTCTTATCCTTGTATACATCGGGTGCCTCGTTATTCATTGTATCAGAAAAGAATAGGTATGGATAGCCAGATTCAAATCTCTTTTGAATTATCTTAGCCCAAATCTTACGTTTTGGTTTATCACCATCAATCATACTCTTCATCCATTTATCCGAAACAGTCACACCTATAGATAAATTTTGGATTGGATTACCATCATCACGAATCTGAAGAAACTCAAGAATGTCTTTATGTTCGATTGGCATATAGGCTGCGAAGGAACCTCTACGAACATTGGACTGGGAAACAACATTGGTTACAGATTCAAACAATTCCATGAAATGAACCGGGCCATTTGATTTACCACCAGAAGAGATTTCCGAGCCACGACCTCGAAGGTCACCAAAGTATCCAGATGTACCTCCACCCATTTTAGTCATCATTCCGATCTCAGCCTGCTTTGTGAGAATCGCCTCAAGTGTATCATCTACATAAGAACCAAAGCAAGAGATTGGTAAACCTCTTTTAAGTCCATAGTTTGCCCAGATAGGGGAAGATAATGAATACCATCCATAGGACATATATTCTTCAAACTTCTTAGCAAAGTTTTTAATCTTCAATTCTTTTTGCGCAGTCTTTGCGATAACAGAGATTCTATCTTCTGCTGTCTCACCTTCTTTCAAATATCCTCGTTCAAGGAACTTGCGCGAGTCTTCGTTTAACCAATAGTATTTTTCCATAATGTATATATCTTAAAATAAGTCATCTTCGTCGTATGATTTATCTTTCTTTGAGTATTCTGTCGGACGTTTAAAAAAGAAATCCGTAGCCGTATTTCCTAGCACATCCTCTTCAAACCATTCTGTCTTTTCCAATAATTCTTGATCAATGTCTGCGAACACTGGCTCGATACCAATCTGAGTTAATGAATCATTGAGTCTATTCTTAATAAAATTTTGTAAGATAGGTGTTGAAAGGTGTTCTGATTTATAACCATTGACTGACCATTCAATTATCTTTGATTCAGCCTTGTATGCTTCGATACATTCAGAACGAATTCTCTCAATCAATTCATCATCAAATAACTCTGGATGTTCTTCTCTGATTGTATTCACCAATTTCATTCCAACCATAGCATGAATCAATTCTTCTTTTGAAGTATATGCCACTTGCTGTGCTGTATCTTTAAGAAGATTGCGGAAACGATTAAAGTAATTGATGGTATAGAACTGTGAAAACAAAGAAACATTCTCTACATATAAAGTAAAAAGAATGAGTGAATAGACGTATTGTTTTTTAGAATCTTTATAGTGCTTCTTTAGATACTTGCGTAAATACTTTACACGATTCTGAATGATGTCTAGCTTGAGATTTTCCTCAAAGACATCTTCCATATCTAAGACATCAAGGAGTCGTTCATAAGCATTGTTATGAATCACTTCGACATTAGCCATAACATAGCCAAGGTCTGTGATGGATGGGTGTGGCAGATTCTGACCTACATTTGCCCAGAATGTTTTTACAGCAACTTCAATCTGACCGATAGCAGATAGAGAACGGGTTACCATATCCTGTTCTTTATCGGTAAGATTTACTTTAAAATCCTGTATATCGGATTGAAAATTAAATTCTTTGTCTGTCCAAAATCCATTGTGCATTGCTTCAATGAATTGTTCTGTCCATGGGTATTGATCTGGTTTGCGAGAGATTTGTTCTTCGAATATCATTATAGCTAACTATATACTATTTTTGGGAGTTTGTAAACATTATAATTCATTTAAATGGCTCTCATTAATGAGCCATTATTTGCTTTTCTAGACTGAGAGATTATAGGTAATCTCTATAAACCATTAGACGATCTTTGTCTAATCGCTCTCAAAGCACCATTGGTGGCATCTCTGAGAACCAGGACTGAACTTCTGTTCTTTCGGGCATAATCATATATCTTCTTCTGATCATCGTCAGTTAAATCAAGATATTTTGCCCATCTCTCAAACTTATTTCTTCCAGTTTGAAACCTTTGAAAAACCTCAGTTGGAACATCGAAATCTTTATATTTTATTTTCTTCTTCTTTGGCATCACTACTGGAGGTAGGGCTACTGCCGATGTTGTCGTCTGTTCTTTTTCTTGTTTCATGTTTAGAATGTTATATCGTCCTGTGTAATATATATACTTTGCTTAGTTTTCACATGATATCCCTTGAATATTTTTATGTCAAATACTTGACCTACGGGTTCGTGTTCTTCAACCATAACAGTTGTATTTTGTTTAGCAAGTAATTCCCCATTCTTTAATGGCAAATCCTTGGTTAAAGTATATATACCAGAACGAAGTCTATTAGAATCTTCTACAAGAAACCAATTGCCCGATTCACATAATTGGTTATTTTCATCGATTTCTAGGTCTGTAAATTCATTAAGAATCTTTGCTAATTTTTTGTCTGAAATATTTGTTTTCTCCTTGATTAACCAAAGAGCTGCACCGTATCTAGCAATGGTGCTTCTTCCACCAGGAATCTTTGCCATCAATCTTCTGATATTGAATACTAATCGATGGAATGTGCCATATGCTTTCTTCTCATCCGATGTTTCGGGTGATTTCAGTTTTTCTCCATCTTTATCAATGATTCCTTGTTTGAAAGCATCAGTTTTTTCATAAGGCATTGTGAGTAGCCTTAGGAATCGAAGTGTGTAAATAAAATCTGCGCCTCTTAGAAATGACATATATTATATTGATTGTAATTTTTTAGCAATGTGTAGATCAATTTTGACTCGGTCTTTTTGTCCAGGTTTGAGAAAGTTTAAATATATTAGGAATGTCTTGATAGCCGGCCAATGTTTCGTTTCTGTTCTATGAAAGAGCATCGTTGTTGCCGCGGGTCTTTCAAAAACATTGTAGATTGTTATAATGTGATTGAGAAGAAGTCTTTCAGCTATAATACCAGATTTATCATATTTTCTTAGTAGTCTATTGATATATTTAAATCTTTGTAAATCCTCCTTGAAATCTTCTATACCCAGACACGCTGGGTTAGAGTAATGGTTTGCGGCATACAATTCGAAATTATCATCATTTAATTCATTGAACATGAATTTATTTATACTTGGTTATCTGTCGAGTTCCTCAGCTTGTGAGCCTAAAATGAATAAATGATAGTCCGCGGTATCATTCTTATATGGATTTTTACCTCGTCCTTTTGATTTGTATCCATCCTTGTATGCTTTGGAGTTTTCTACTTTCTTAAGAAGTGGCTTCTTTGTAAAAAGTATGGCTAAGATTTCATCAATATCACTTGCTGTTACCTTAGTATTTCCACCTTTAGCAAATACTTCAGGCTTCACGGCTTCTTCAACACCATCAAAGATTTCTATACTATGAATCTGCCTGAAATCATAAGATGCTTTCGATTCCGACTCTTCTTGCTCAAGGAGGATGTTTACTATCGTATCTTTTATGTTTTTCATTTAGTATTTAAGTTTTTAATTCTATCTTTTTCCTTTTGCTTGATTGAGGGAAGCAGCTTTTTAGCTATCTTTGAAATTGCTGCTTTCTTTTTATCCAACTTCTTATCAATCACTGCTTTCTGCGCAAAAGACAATTGATCATATGGAGTCTGCTTTGTTAATTTCTTTCTAAGTAAATCCTTGGCTGCTTTATTTGCCCTCATTTTTAATTTCTCTGGGTTAGCCTTCTTCTTCATCGCAATCTTTCTTTTAATTGCAATCTTGGGGGCCAACCTTTTCATTATGATAGCACGCTTGCGCCTCTGTTGAACAGTGAGAGCTTCGTTATAAAAATCTGAGAATGTTTTCATATTTCTATTTCTAATAGGTTTTGCTTATTGGGATATTTAAATAATTCCGTTGAAACTGAGTTTTGGGGTTCGACCACGATAAATTGTCCTTCTACAAAAATAATATTCAGCATGTGATATGAACCGTCTGCTCCTTGAACAAAACCGAATTCTTCTTTTTGATGAACCACTACTTTACCAACCGCGATATTTGTTCCCCATTTATGATTGTATAATTCAACGAAGGCTTTGAATGCATTAGAGTAATTATCACAGTCAAAGATTTCAAAGATAAACATTATATCATTATCAAATATGTACCACTCCCATGCTTTTATAATAGCCTTATATTCTTTCTTTGAGATTTCATTATATTTACTATCTCTGAATCTGATACTAAGTGGAGACAAATTACTATTTTCCAATATATTAGTCATCAAGGCTATTCTTGTCTTTATATCTCCCGGCTCTGGAATATCTTTATTATCTTTTTTAGAGAAGAAACCCCATCCTTCCGTAGGTGGGTTTAAATGTTTTGCCTCATTATCTGGGTTATATGTATATGTGGCGACAGTCACAGTCTTCCCAAAATTCATTGAAAGTATAAAATAAGTTCCAAGGACTGCACCTATAATAAAAGGCAAAAATTTCATAGTATTTTTCATAATTGATGGGTTTACATATTAACGTATTAGGAAGAATAGTGTGCCAATTCCGGCGGTGATTATTGCTGTTAAGATTGTCCAAAAAACTCTATTCACAAGCATTACAGTATTTGTGTTGTCATGTGTTTCTTGTTCAACCACTCTTACTCGTTCTTCAATGGCTTCAAGTTTTGAAAGAGTGGATTTAACTGTTATATCGATAGATGATAGTTTTTCCTCTGCTCTCGCAAGGGAAACAACAGCATCTCCAATTCTCTGAAGGTCGGTTTTTTCGGCCATGTTTTTTTTAGTATGAGTATTAAATTATTTCTTTATATTAAATTTTTTGTATGCCTTTTGAATAGATGATGGTGTCATCGTTAGATCAATACTGGCTTCTTTGATAAATTCATTAGTATCTTCAGGTCTCTCCCCAAGAGCGACTTCTACGACCCTAATAAGTCTTTGATGTGATATGGAATCTTCTTTCATCTCCTCACCTCTGGGACGATCTTTTACATTAGATGGGTAATGAATTCTTATAGGATTATTACTTATAAAGATTAGTTCACCATCAGCATCCAATCCTGCGATTGTATGATTACCTGTCTTAGAGTTCAGATCATTGAGTGGTCCTAGTTTGATAGAGCCTTGTCTTACATTAGAGATGAGGGGCTTGAGCTTGTGCTTCTTAATAAGTTTTTCTCTTTTCTTATCATTACCCTTTGTTCTGATCCAAGCCTTCTCAAGTTCTTTGAATGGAAGAGCTGCTTCTTCAAGCTCAGTGGATTCTAGGAGTTTAACATCAACCTTGCCGGTGATAAGTTTATCATCTATTTTAAATAGTTTTGCGGCTTTCTTAATAGCAGTTACGGTATTAGCAGCTTTAACAACAACCTTTTGATTCTTTTTAAGTCTGTTAACTGGCTTAATAACTATTACTTCCCAACTTTTAATTGCTTCTTGAAGTTCAACTGATTCTCCTAGAACTTTCAATACTGCCTTTTCTCTTTTACTTGAATCAGAGGTGGAAGTAATTTTAGCCTTCTTAAATGCGGGTGAGTCTGAATCAACTTTAAGAGTATCTCTATTTTTTCTAGAGTTAATTCCTGCTTTTTTCAGTTTATCTTCAGCATCACGGATATCAGCAGTGCTACGATATTTGAGTTCAACTGTGCCATAAGAATCACGTACATCATCTGGCTTTAGGCGATTAAACATTTCTTCAAGATTAGTCGCTTCAACATAAGCATTTAATTCATACTTACCAGAATCCATACCATAGACTTGAAAGGCAAGTCTTTTCCTAGTCTCTTTACCATTCTTAGTAACCTTAACAATATATCGATTAGTCTTACCCTTACCTGGCTTTTTGGGACCAGTTGAGACTTGATTGAACCAATCATCCTCATCAACTTCGAACCCTTGCTTCTTAGCAAGATCTAAAGCTGCTTGTGCAGCAGATGTGAATGTTTTGTGATATAATGGATATTTGGCTTCTTCTAGATCAGTTGCTTCACCAATTGTATCAACCTCGGGCTGTTTTTGAAGATAACGAGTAACGGGCTTTTCATTTGGAACAATAATGTTAAGACCAGATTTATCGATATTGAAATCATAATTACTGAATTTATTTCTCAGTTTCTTTTGAAGTCTTAATGCAGCGGGCTTTGTTAAGGCTTTAACTAATACACGGCGGCCATCTTCCAAGCCTACATTTGCTTCTTCAAGATCAGATTCTTCAGACATATCAGAAAGCATACCATTTGTATAGTCTTGAATTTTTTTCAGTCTATTTTTATCTTTAGGATTATCGATGTATTTAGCAAAAGCATCTTGAAATCCTTTATCATCGAATACCTTGTCAATGATTCCGCCAATCTTTTTGGTTGCTGCTTTAACTGCCTTGATGATATCTTTAATAGATGCTTCTTCAACTGCTTCCATCTTACGTGTGCTAAGTTCACGAGCAAGATCTCTTATAACTACCTTGGCTCTTGGATTAGATACACCTTTAAAAATATCAAGGAAAGCCTTGAGCTGATTTACATCAAGCAGTGATAAATTCTTTTGATTGATTTCTGAAATATTCATGTTCTTAATATTGTTTGGATGCAAACATCTTTCGGACGGACGTCATAAATTCATCGAACTCTTTCTTTTCTGCAGGATTTAATTTAATCTTTCCGCTCATGACGGCTTGTAAAGATTCTGGATTAATACGTCCAATTTTCTTTTCTAATTTATCAAATTTGCCTTCTTGAAGTGTTTCTTCTTCAACCTCAACTGATTCTTGTTTTGATGCTACTTTTTCGATGAATTTGATAACTTCATTGGCATTTGAAAAGTGTTCTTCTTTAGGAATACCTTTACCATTTGTACGATCATCATGAGTAACTACTATACCCTTTTTACCACCAATTCGAAGAGTGATGATGTTCGTAATAGTAAGATTAATGAATGCAGTGCCGTATTTCTTAGAGATATCAAACTTTGGGAATTTACCATCTGATAGATTCTTTTTAGCCCACTTCATTACCTTTTCGATATCACCAAAGTCTGCTGCTTCTTGAAGTTCAACGGATTCCTTAGCAATCGCTTTAGCAGCATCATCTTTGATTTTAACAGGATATTTCTTACCCTCAAATTCAAATTCTGTTTTGCCTGCAAGTTTGGCTGCAGATGCGGCTGCGGTAAAAGCATTACTTTCTTCTTTGCTCTTCATTACCCTTTTCACAGCTTCGGCAACTTTTTGTGTTTTCTTATCATTAAAATACATTTTGTTTTTTTCCTTTTTATTTTGTGTTAAATTTTGATCTTCTTTGAGTGATCTTCTTTTCTTTTCTAAGCTTAATGCTTTCATAACATCCTTAGAAGTTGATCTATGAACATTTTCAAAAATTGTAAGAAGCTCATCCAGTTCTTTATCTGATAGTTTCATATAATCAGATTCTGTGGCTTCAGATTTCATTTCAGGCTTCTCATGTGTATAACCCAGTTTCTTCATTCTTTCATGGTCTTCAGGCTTTTCTGCCTTATATTCTTTACCCGTCTTGGGATCATACATCATATGGGGTTCAAAATCCTTTGATTCATCCATATTCTTGGTGATCTTATCAGCCACATCTTTCTTTAACTTAACCTTGTAAGTCTTATCTCCGAATTTAAAGTCTTTCTTGCCGTCTTTTGCGGCTTGGGCAAGAGCACCCATAAAGGCAGGCACATCCTCATCCATTACATTTTTGGGTATAAATTTTTCTCTTTTCATAGTTGTTTGTTCGCCTGGGGTATCTTTCTTGTATTTATAAGATAACTGCTTTGTACCAAATTCTAAATATTCGTTAAATTGTATCATCCTCTTACTTTTGCTGCTAAATCTTTATCTGCGCCACCCCAAGTACCTTTACTCTTGGTCGCGAAAGAATTAACTCTAGCATAGCCCCATTGAGTTGCGGTTGTGCCAGGGCGATGACCTGTTTTCCAAGCAGCTACACCTCGATCAAATACTTGTTTAAGGATGCCGTATGGGATACCTGTTTTATCTGCTTTCTTTTGAAGACCTTTCTTTGTATCTTCATCAATAGGTATTGGTTCAAGTTTGGCTTTCTTTCTAAGAACATTTAATTTCTTAACAACACCTTTCTGATTCTTCGAACCGGGTATTGCTTTCATTGCCTTAGTGAGGAGTTTAATCATTTCAGGGTCCATTGTGCCTTCAGATTTAGCGTATTGACTTTTAATCCAATCTTGGGCAACCTTTGATCTTGGCTTCTGTTCAGAAAACTTCTTCATCTTTTTGTAAGCATCAGTTGTTGCCTTTTTCCAATTAGAACCAATTGAGTTATCCACAACCACAAATTCATTTCTGAAGAATGCTTGGAATTTACCAATATTCTTTTGAACATCCTGCCACATAACTTCTACCTGTTTCGCACCGAGTGTTCTCTTTCTTTCTTGATCTCGTTTGACCGCGGTTTCAAGGTCTGTATTAACAAAGATCATAGCGACATCATAGCCTATAGCCTTGAGATTTTCTGCTTGATTTTTAATCTTAATGAAATCTTTTCCTGTTCCATCAATGATTAATCCAAGTCGACCAGAGATATAAATGTCCATCTGTTTGCCAGTGAGTGCTTTCGCTCCTCTTCTTATCTCTTGTCCTTTTGGTGAGAAGATAAACTCTGGTTCCATTGCTCCGCCTGCTTTCTTGATTGCTTTTTCAAAGGCAGGATCAGAATTAACTAGTTTAAGACCAAGAGCATTTAATCCTGTTTGACCAACAGTAAATGATTTACCAGATCCAGGTCCACCTGCTAGGAAAACTGCTTTGAAGATTGCTGGATCATTTACACCTTCTTCTACATTATCTTCAGTATCTACGACTGGATTTTTATCTTCGACAATTGTGTAACCCATCTTAGGTACATTATTATATCTATCTAGTTCTTGACCGGATGGTGTTTGGATAGATACACCGCCTTTAATCTTTACAATCTTGAGAGAAGAAGCCTTTGATCCATATTCTTTTTTCAACTGCTTTTTGAGTTCTGCCATTGAATAATATTCAATCTTCTCACCAAACATATCTTTAAATTTCTTAGTATGTTGTGAAGGTTTTGTTTTTGCCGTTGCATCGCCAGGTGCAGGCTTGGTAGATTTCTTCTTAAAGTGTGCGGCTCTTTTCTGTTTTGTAGATTTAGCCATCTCATCACCATCTGCATCTTTTGCAAAATACTTGGCTGGTTGAGTACCTTTACGATCATCGATATCCTTATCCTGTTTTACTTCGACAATCTTATCAAGGAAATATTTCTTATCATCTGAACCAAGGATGTAGTTTGTACATCTTTCTGCAACAGAATGAATATTGCCCTCCAGAGTTAAGAACTTATCACCTACTAGAAAAACATCTTCGGCAATATATCTTTCTCTGATATTGGTCTTCTTCAATTCAATGTGTTTACGAAAACTGGTCATCTCTTTCAATCCCATTCTTTTACGAAGGAGATTGAATACGGCTAATTTATCACCATAAGATTTTGGTAATCCATTCGCAAATGATTTGAAATCGCCTTCGATAGCCGCGGCTCTCATCTTAGATGCAGACATACCAGAGACATCATCTGCATCTGGATCGCGTTCTCCTGCAGATACAATTTGAATTCCATCTGGAAAATCATAGAAGCCGTGGCGAGCCTTTACACCATTATACTTGGTTAGTAATTTCTTAAAATCTGTAATTCTATCTGCGCCAACGACCATGGTTGCTTGTGTATATCCTTCATCATAAAGATATACAAGAGCATCTAAAGAATTTTTAATCTTATTATCAAGAATGATATTACGACCATACTTAGGAAATAACTTGCGCATTAATTGAACCTTCTCTTTATATTTGAGAGGATTCTTTTTGGGGTCAGAAGACTGAGAAGCAAAGATTCTATAATCATTGCCTATAGCAATAGAAGAGACCTTGATCAAGAGTTTTTCATGACCTGTCGTTGGCGGATTGAATCGTCCAAATGTGAATACAACCGACTTTACTTTTTCTTCTCTGAATTGTTTAAATGATTTCATTAGCGCTCCCATCCTTTTATTACATCTTTACTAAAATTGTTTGTAGAGAATTCAAGTCTATCAACCAGTTTTACTGCGCCGTTGCTTGTCTTATCGATAGCAACAAACCCTTCTGATCCTGTAACCTTGAATCCATTCTTGGTGCGAACAAATGTTTTCATCTGTTTCACCTTATCAAGTTTATTTATAATAATCAACTTGGCATCTACGATGGCATTTTGAAGTTCAAATACAAGTTCAAGGTTCTTTCTATTTTTCGATGAGAAGAAACTCATGAGTTCTTGCTCTTTCTTATCGACACCTTCTTTTCCTTTTGGAGATTTTCTTTGTGCTCTTTCCTTTTCAAATTTGGTCTTGAACCAATTAATCAGATCATTGACGTGTTTTGCAGGAGATGCTATTCTCTCTCCTTTACGAACTAGCGTATTATTAAATGTTTCGAATTGTTGTGCAAGAGATTGGTTCTTTTCAATCTGGCGAAGAGTCGATCCCGCAATCTTCTGAAATATCTTTCCAGCCTTTGTTAGAGCCTCATTGACCTCATTGGTATCTGCCGCGGTGAAAGTAGCCTTGCCACTGACATCATTATATTCAGCATCTTGAAACCAAACAGAGTCGGTCTTCTTCAACTTGGTCATATCAACCTTGAATTTGGCTTTCATATTTTCAAATGAATCACCTTCGTATGTTGTATGGAAGACCACACCAATCTTTGCTTTTGCTATCTGCTTACCGAGATTAGAATCCACAGGAACAGAATAAACAATAGTATTAGGTTGGAATGTGTAATAAGATTCTCCTTCAATAGATTCTTTAGCGATATCACCAGAGGTAAACATTATGTCACCTTGAATAACACCCTTGATTCCTAATTTCTTCAATTCATTGTATGCAATTATTAATTTATCCGCAAGATCACCTGATGTATCAGCCTTAACATCTGCTTCAGATTTATAAACCTTAGGTTCTTTATTAAAGATTCCCTTTTTAGCAACAAAGAATTGACCATCAGAAGGGTCGATCCCAGCGAAGACCGCAGGTGCGCCATCCCATTTAACAGTTACATCATGGGAATTGCTAGAATTGCCGGCGAGCATATCTCTCATCGATCTTAAAGCAAAGATGGCTTCTCTAGCTCCTTTAACACCACCATAGATCACACGGTCCTCGATGTGTGTCATATGGGTATTCTTACCAGTGGCTTCTGATAGATATTTTTTGAAAGATAACATTATGATGTAGGCTCCTTTTCAGACTTTGCTTCGTTAAATTCTTTGAATGATTTCATATACTTTTCTTCGATTGAAATTTTAAGTGGTGTCGTACCTGATTTATATAATCTATGGTAATCCATCTTTTTCACTTCGAGAATATCCCCAGCACACATCTCCTTTGGAATTTCATTATCCATTTGAAAGAACCATCCTTTACCTTCTAAGACAGTAATGGTTCTATTTTCTCTATCACGATGCCAAACGAGTTCGTCAGTTTCAATCTTGGGATCAAACTCACGATACTTGATATTATCTTTTATTTGTTCTTTATATGGTTTACTCATATTACCAGAAAAAATTTCCGCCTCCTTTTAGACCAAGTTCGGATGCGTATCGTGGAAGATTGCAACTCCAGTAACCTGCTTTTGTTTTATCTTTCTTTGCTGCACAGTTGTGTCGAGCAGCAAATGATTTTCTTGCCTCAGGGTCATCAATCTTAGCCTTGAGACCAGATGTATCACCAAACTGAACCTTTATTACGTTACCCTTATCGTTCTTTACATAGACATAAAATTTCTTTTTGCCACCTCTTTTAGGTTTATTCAATTCAACCTCTGTGCCTTGATATTCTGCTTCATCAATGAATGGGTGATCAAGTGGAACTTGTTCACCTTCGTAAAGACCAAATTTACCAATATCTGTTGATAATAGATATTCATCAAACTCACTCAAGGGTTTGTATGTCTCTTGTAGTTGTCTAGCATGTTCAAATAACTTATAATAGTTATCTGAGTGCGGACGAAAGATATTATGAGCCAATGGAATTTGGTTCTCTCTGTGAAATCTAAATGCTGCTTCTAATTGACTCATTATTATTTTAAGAATTTGATAAATTTATCGTAAGGTATCTTTTTAGTTCCTTCAAAATTGAAAGAGAATCTGCCCGATGCGTTTGTGCCTGTGCGGAATGCCGTGTAGTAAATTTTATTCTCTTCAATATCACTAACAACATATAAATCAATATTTAGATATTTTTTATCCTGTGTATTGAGTCGGATACCCGAGATAGGAAATTGAACATCTTTCAATTTAGCCTTTTTCTTTTCAACATAATCTTCGGCTGATCCAAGGTATTCATACGATTTACCACTTGATTTTCCATATACTTTATATAATGGAAGAGATGTTTTGCCAAAGAAAACCTCTTTGTGCATATCAATCACGGAATTCAATATCTCATCTGTGTTTGTTGTGCCGATGATCGATTCGACCGAGGACAATGAATAAGAATTTGATAGTAATTTAGAAACGATATCAATATTGATCTCTTTCGATGATTTGAAATTTGTTATCTCCGTGCCAGTCTTATGAATAAGATAGTCTTTTGTATCATATAGTTTTACAACACCATTTCTCTTCTTTTGAACTTCTTTGACTAATTTATTTGCATCAGAAATCTTGATCTTCTCAAGTTTACTATTAAGATTTCCTACATCTTTCTTTTCAATCAGAAATTTATCACCATCGATATATTGTTCAAGCAAGAACATATCTCTCTTGTCCAGACCGAATAGTTTCTGATATCTACCGAATACAGATTTCTTTTCTGATTTTGCTGCTTTCTTAAACTTGCCAGTTATCTTAGCCGCAAAGTTTCGTAAGGCCGATGCTACCTTTGAATATAAACCTTTTAACTTTTCAGCCGCTGTCTTAAAAATATCAAATACTCCTTCATTCATCTGTAAAGATTCACTAACAATATCTGTGAAATAATCATCGTATGATGGTAATTTATATTTCTGAATGATATATGCTGTTACCTTACCTAACTGAGCCTTGTCTGCGGATTTCTTTAATGAAACTTGAATCAGATTAATTTTACTCTTTTCTCCAGTAATAATACCCTTTTTATCAAAGGTGAATGTATCTGTTTTCATCGCCTCAATTGTTTTATTCGCATCGGCGGATGAGATGATCATATCTGCTGTATTAGCCTTAACACCTGTTATCGCAACATTGTCATTCTGTTCTTCAGCCGCATAATAATCATTGATCCTACCGTGAATAATATTTGCCTTGAATTTTACAAGAGGCATAAAGTCTGACATTCCAGCTATAAGACCAATCATCTCAGCAAAATTCTTTGATGTCATTGTGTCGAGCTTGGAAATAAGAGTTGATTTACCCTTTGAATCCCAGTCTTGTCCATTCCCCAAGATGCTTTTTATATTATCAATAACCTTTTGACGATTGTCTGCATCTGCTTCGACATCTTTATAATATACACCGATCGCTTGAACAGTCTCAAGTGTAGGAGTATCTTTGCCCCAATTAATATCCGAACCCAATTTCAAGCCATTGAAATAATTATCAACTGCTTTTTCATACCAAGCAAATGAACCTACTGATTTTCCATCTGGCGCATCAAGAATCTCAAATGCAGCTCTGAGTGGTTTTGTATTATCTCCAAAAATTAGAGCATCACTTGGTATCTTAGTGGCATCTAATTTACTGAAGACTGGATTTGGTGGCAATTTTAATTGATCGCCTACCTTATTCTCAAAGGCTGATATTTTATCAGTCTTGAGAGTAAAAAGTGAACCTGGACCATATTTGCCAGCGCTCACGGTTGCTTCGTTGATTATATCTGAAAGTTCTTTGTAATCTTTAAATGATAGCATAGTTCCCATAAAATTAAAATGAATGTCTACATCTATTTATAAGATTTCCACTCTTCATATAATTTTTTAGAACGTTTCCAAGGTTCTTTTTCCCAAGGTTCTTGCTTAGATTTCCAAGGAATCATTTTACCTTTCCATCGACTGAAACCTGAGGCTCGGGCTAAATCGACTAATTCACCCCTTGCATATTGTTTTACATGAATCATCTCATGCGCAAGGGTGTCAAAAATCAGATCATGTTCGACCGAGGAATCCATTCTTATTGTGAATACCCGAGGTCTGTGATTTCTATCTTCCCAAATACAATCACCATATAGACCTTCTTTTTCTTTCAGTCCTCTTTTTAAGATGATATTGATCTCAATGTTTCTTATTCGTGGTAATAATTTCTTCAAGAAAAAGAAAGCAGCATCTTCTACCTCTTCTCTCAATTTCTTTCCCCCACCAGTAGCCTCTATATCAATCATTATGGTATTATATTCTGAATCTAATAAGATGTCAATATTATATTTTGAACGATGAGTAGTCTGAGTCTGATTGTTGAGACGGATTCTCATTAGAGAGTGTCTGTGCAGAATCCTCAACATCATATAATCTCATCTTTGCCCGATCAATTCCAACGATGAACCTCTTGTTCTGGGTTGGATCATTATATCTGTTCTTTAGTTGTTTAACCATCAATTGGTTCATACCCTCAAGTTGCTCGGTTGAAATCAGAGCCAACATCAAATCGGCTGTTGCAGGAAGTCCAAAAGATTCAGATGTATCTGTGATCTCAACATCTGTATTTCCAAATCCTGTACGAGTAACCTGTGTTGCAGACCAGATTGGAACATTGAATTCTACGGCAAGACCACGAAGTTCCTCTGCGATTGCTTTGATATAAGAATATGTATTGATCGAACCACCCAGTCCTTTCATACGAGAAGAAGCAGCGATATTTAGATAATCAATGAAGATCACATCGGGCTTGAAGTCTTTCTTTAGTTTCAATTCATCTAGGAGTGCACGGAAATGACCCGTGTGTGCCGATGCAGTAGGATATTCTTTGATAATCAATTTGCCATTAGTCTTTGATTGAATCTTTTGCACCTTCTTATCAAAGGTTTGTTTAGGCATATTCTCAATATCTTTGATATCGAT